ATCAATTAAAACAGTAGATTTTACAGCCGTATCAGGCGTAGGATATTTTGTAGATACAGCAACAACAGGAGCAGTAGAGGTAACTTTACCAGCAGCCCCAGCAGTGGGAGATGTAATTGGAGTTTCTGATTATGCAAACAATTTTGAGACAGCTAATTGTACATTAAATAGAAACAGTCTTAAGATTGGTGGTGCATCTATTAATGCAACTTTAAAAACAGACGGAGTAGCCGTTACATTAGTTTATGTAGATGTAACCAAAGGATGGATTGTAACAGATTCAGGAAATCAAAGTGATGCCGCTACACCAGAATATGTAGCAGCAACCGGTGGTTGTGTTACTACTTGTGGAAATTATAAAATTCATACATTTTTATCGCCAGCAACTTTTACAGTAAGTGCTGTAGGTAATTGTGCAGGTTCAAATACAGTAGATTATTTAGTTTTAGCTGGAGGAGGTGGTGGCGGCGATGGTTCAGGTGGATCTTCTGCTTCAGGTGGAGGCGGTGGAGCCGGAGGTTATAGAGAATCTCCAGGATCAGCGTCAGGTAATTATAGTGTCTCACCAAGAGGCACAGCCCCAGCAGTAGCTTTACCCGTAGCCGCAACAGGTTATCCAATAGTTATAGGTGGAGGTGGAGCAACAAATGTTGACGGAAATTTATCTTCTTTTAGTACAATTTCATCTGCGGGTGGTGGTTCAGGTGGTAATGGATCAGGTTCGCCTGTTCCAGGTAAAGATGGTGGTTCTGGTGGTGGTGGAAATGGATCAGGTGGAGCTGGTGGAAATGGTAATATACCTTCCGTAAGTCCTGCTCAAGGATTTGATGGAGCCCCTAGTCCAGGTGGTGGTGGTGGTGGCGCAGGTGGTGGTGGCGCAACAGCAGTTGGAACTACAGCACCAGGTGGTGCAGGTGGTGCAGGTGGAGATTCTTCAATTAATGGAACTCCAACGACAAGAGGAGCAGGTGGAACTGGAGCACCTCCAGGTTCAGTGGGAGCCGGAGCTTCTGCAGGCGCTAATACCGGAACTGGTGGAAATGGTGGAACTTATTTTGGTTATAGTGGTGGAACTGGTGGTCCTGGAGTAGTAATAATTAGATACCAATATCAATAATATTTATGTATTTACACAAATTTAAAATTCATATATAAGGAGAAACATATGGCACACTTTGCAAAAATAGGAATGAATGGAAAAGTTATCGCAGTATTAACTTGTGGTAATGGAGATATGCTTAACGCTGATGGCGTTGAAGATGAAAAAGTAGGACAACAATATTTAGAGAGACACAATAATTGGCCTGCTCAAATGTGGATTCAAACATCTTACAATACATCAGGTAATCAACATAAACTAGGTGGAACACCTTTCAGAGGAAACTACGCAGGTGTAGGTTATGAGTGGGATGAAGATAATCAAATCTTTTGGCCTAAAAAACCTCACCCTTCTTGGGTAAAAGACACTGCAACTGCACAATGGAAATCACCAATTGGTGATCGTCCTGCATTAACTGCAGAACAAACTTCACAAAACGAAGCTGCTACTCATCTCTGGGGTTATAATTGGAATGAAGCTGGCCAATCTTGGGACTTGACAGATAATAAAGTATAAAATAAAAAGGTATGTGGTATGCACAAGAAAGTATTATCTGAAATAGATTTACATTATGGCACGATACATATGCCTAAAGGTTTTAAAATAGACCGAGACAAACTTCAATCCGATATTTTATCATCACAAATTAAAAATTCTCAATTTCCATTCTCAAGAGAATGGGATAAATTAAATACTTATATGCGAGAGCATATACGATTAGAGCACGGTTTTACTTTAATAAATAAAGAAACTTGGGGTAATATTTATAAACCTAAAGAAATTTCTATTCCTTTATTAAATATTGATCCAGTGGATCTTAGAAATTCTCCTGATTACACGTTTCTTTATGGAGTAAATGTTAAGGACTGTAGTGTTCGAATACATTATGATGCCAATAGAAGAGCGGGAAGAAGTTGGGATATACCATTAAAAAATAATGAGTTTGTTATGTTTCCTTCTACACAGATGTATTACATAACTAACAATCAAAAGGATTCTTTAAATTTTATACAAACTACTACTTATGAATTTATCTAATTATTTCTGGTATTTTAGTGGAGTACTTACTCCTAAATTTTGTGATGACGTTATTAACTATGCCTTATCTAAAGAAGAAACTATAGCGCGAACGGGAGGCTTTGAAAAAGAAAAATTAACAAAAGAAGATATTAAAAATATACAGAAGAAAAGAAAATCTGATTTAGTTTGGTTAAATGATACTTGGATATATAAAGAACTACACCCTTATGTTCATATGGCAAATAAAAATGCGGGGTGGAATTTTGAATGGAGTCGATCAGAGTCTTGTCAGTTTACAAAATATAAATTAAATCAATACTATGATTGGCATAACGATCCTTTTGATAAACCTTACCAAAGAAAAGAAGGTGATCCTGATAATGGAAAAATTAGAAAACTATCTATGACTTGTCAATTAACAGATGGGTCCGAATATACTGGTGGGGAATTAGAATTTGATTTTAGAAACTATGATCCTAATATGAGAGATGAAAGTAAACATATAAGAAGGGTACCGGAAATATTACCTAAAGGCTCTATCGTGGTATTTCCTTCACACTTGTGGCATAGAGTTAAACCAGTAACTAGAGGAACCAGATACTCACTTGTTGTATGGCATTTGGGATATCCATTTAAATAGTATGTATATAAATAATTATTTTATAACACCTATATGGACTGAAATAAAAAAAGACTTTGTTAAGTCTTTGAACAAAGCATCTGATCCATATATTAAGGAAGCCAGAAAAACTAAAGAAGCTAAAGCCCATCTTAAAGCTCACGGAGATTTTGGAACGTCGTGGCACTCAACACAATTACTCGGGGACACTGAGTTTATGGATTTTAGAAATTATGTGGGTCAAAAATGTTGGGAGTTTTTAGATCACTCGGGATTTGATATGAGGAGGTATACAACTTTCTTTGAACAATGTTGGGTACAAGAGTTTGCTAAAAAAGGTGGAGGACATCATTCAGCGCACATACATTGGAACACTCACGTCAATGGTTTTTATTTTTTAAAAGCTAGTGAGAAGACTTCGTTTCCTGTTTTTCACGAACCGCGGACAGGTGCAAGAACAACTAAATTACATATGAAACAACAAAAAGGTATATGGCCCGGAACAGAATTAGTTAACTTTAAACCCGAACCAGGACTACTTATGTTTTTTCCTGGATATTTAGAACACGAATTTTCTGTGGATCACGGTAAAGCTCCATTTAGATTTATTCATTTTAATATATCTGCTGTTTTAAAGGAGCACGCTAAAGATGTTTAAGGTAAAAAGCAGCTTTTTTAAAAAAGATAAATTTAATAAAATGAAATATATAATTACACACCCTAATTTTAATTGGTTTTTACAACACGGAGTTGTAAAAAACGAAAACAATATTTATTTTAGTCATATTTTTTATGACAATAAAGAAATAAAAAGTCCTTTTTATAAAGACATTATAATACCGTTTATTGATAAATTAAAAATTAAAAAATTATTAAGATCCAAATTAAATTTGTATCCTAAAACACATAAACCCATTGTTCACGGTTTTCATACAGATAGAACAGATAAACACAATGTTGCTTTATTTTATTTTAATACAAACAATGGTCAGACTTTATTTAACAATAAAAAAATAGAGTCTAAAGAAAATAAAGCTGTAGTATTTGATGGTTCCTTAGAGCACTCTAGCACCACTTGCACTGATCAACATTATAGAATTACTTTAAATATAAACTATGAGTTTTAAAAAAAATAAATATACAGTTATTCGGCAAGCAATATCTAAAGACCTAGCATCTTTTGTTGGTAATTATTTTTCTATGCAAAAACAAGTTTATGATACTTGTAAAGCTGCAAGATACTTTTCACCTTTTGAAAATATTATAGGTCACTATGAAGGTAAAGATGAACAGATACCAGAAACTTATAGTCAGTATTCTAATATAGCTATGGAAACTTTAATGTTAAAATGCCAACCAGATATGGAAAAAGCTACAGGATTAAAATTATATCCAGCTTATACTTATGCAAGAATATATAAAAAAGGAGACATTCTTAAAAGACACAAAGACAGATTTAGTTGTGAGATATCTACGACTATGAATCTAAGTGGTGATGACTGGCCAATATATTTAAGTCCCAATGAAAATGTGGGTATACCTGATGGTAAAAAAATAACTACTATCAGCCAAGCAAAAGGTATTAAAGTAGATTTAAAACCAGGAGATATGCTCGTTTATTCTGGTTGTGAGCTAGAACATTGGAGAGAAAAATTTAAAGGGAAAGAATGTATTCAAGTATTTCTTCACTATAATAATAGAAAAACTCCGGGAGCTAAAGATAATATGTTCGATAAGCGCCCTCATTTAGGTCTTCCATCTTGGTTTAAACGATGATATAATTCTTAGATGGAGGCAGGGCACCACCACATACCCCCTGTCTCCTTCTAAGGATTATATATGTTATTAGGATTCGACGCATTTGCAACTCAACCATTTTCCGCTTCAGGTAATGACGGAAATGTTACAGTTGTTGCAGAAAAAAATAGACTAGTTTTAAGCATTGGACCAGTTGGTCAAACAGTTACTTCAGTTACTCAATCATCTGGAGCCGACCCTCTTGTTCTAGGAACCGGGACCGTTGCTCTTAGTGGTAATGCTGAAGTAGATTCAGGCTTAAAAAACCCATTAGTATTAGCTACTGGAACTGTTACTGTTTCAGGTAATGCAGTGGTGGATTCTGGTCTTGGAAATCAGTTGATTATTCGATCAGGAACTGTTACTATTAGCGGAAATGCTAATGTAACTGACCTTAAGGTTCCATTAGTATTGACAACAAAAGAATCAGGAGTAATTACTTGGAATGAAATCATTCCGGGAGCAACTATGG